ATGGCTATCCAGACTAAATTCACTATCGCCACTTTTATTGGCGATGAAAAGATGTTTCGTGAAGCCGTAGAAGCCTACAGAAAATGGAGGTCAAAATGATTCCGGTAGAACTGGCGAAAACCCCAGAGTTAAGTCGATTAAAAAGAGAGTATCACATTGCTGAGGCTCGTTACTGGCGTAAAGCGGGAGATAAATCAAAGAAACAACTTTGCTTATGGCAGGCACAAAGAGAGCGCATGAATGAGCGCGAATTTCTTTCCTCCCCATCCGAATTACCATTCTGAGGTGAATTATGGGAACTGCGATATTAATACTCGGTGAGTCTGGCACCGGAAAATCAACCAGCATGAGAAATATCAATCCAGAGGAAGCAATACTTATAAAACCAATAGGCAAGCCGCTACCATTTAAATCAAAAAACTGGCTTGCATGGGATGCCAGAGCAAAAAAAGGAACCGTAGTTACCACTGACAAATGGGACGTAATAGTTGCTGTAATTAAGCGTGCTCACGAATACGGAAAAAGAATCGTTATTGTTGATGACTTCCAGTATGTGATGAGCAATGAGTTTATGCGCCGCTCAGAAGAAAAATCGTTTGATAAATTTACTGAGATAGGCCGCCACGCATGGGAGGTCATTAAGGCTGCACAGGATGCGCCTGATGACCTGAGAGTCTATTTTCTTGCGCACACCGAAGAAACCCCTATGGGGCGCGTGAAAATGAAGACTATCGGCAAAATGCTGGACGAGAAAATCACTGTCGAAGGCATGTTTACTATAGTTCTTCGCACTCTTACCCGCGATGACCAGTTCTTTTTCACCACGAAAAACAACGGTGCAGACACTGTTAAATCCCCAATGGGAATGTTTGATTCCAATGAGATTGATAACGATCTCTCTTTCGTCGATGCCACTGTTTGTGATTACTACGGCATCAATAATGTTCATCAAATTAAGGAAAACGCCGCATGAGCAACGTAATTTTTACTTATAACGAAGAAGCAGCACTGACCGCAGGGCAAGGTGGTTTTATTAACGAAACTGGCGCTTACATAATTACCATTACTGAAGCAGAACTCAAGCAATCAGAAAAAGGAGCCAAATTTATTGAGTTTTCTGGAGAATCCGACGACGGACGTAAAATCCAGTATCTTAGCGTCTGTGTTCAGAAAAATGACGGCACGGAAAACAAATTTGGCGCAAATGTCGTTCACGCCATGATGGGGTGTGCCGGGATTGGACAATTAACGCAACATATGGTTTCCGCCAGTAAATTTGTTGCACCTGAATTTCATGGAAAGAAAATCGGGTTAGTGCTCCAGAAAGTATTAACCACAAACAAAAAGACTGGCGCAGACAGCTACCAGATGGAAATACGCATCCCGTTTATTGCACAAACAGGTCAAACCCTTAAAGAAAAGGCAGAAGGCAAGCAACCAGAAACTATCGCCAACATGGTTGCCAGCCTCAAAGATAAAGACAATCGCTCTAAAAACGTAAGCCATAATCATGCAGATGATTATGGTTACAGCCAGAACGATTACCCTCCTTTCTGATTACTGAAAATAAGGCTCCCATTATGCCAGCGCCTCTGTATGGTGCGGATGACCCGCGCAACTGCTCCGGTAGCTCCAAGGCGGAGGTGCTGGGAAATATCAAAAACAATTTCGACGCGTTTCTTGCTCTGACACCAGAAACAAAAGCAGAACGGATGTACCGACGCGATATACAACTCGCGCTAAAACAGGAGAAGGACCGAACAAACGAAACAGCAATGAGACCGTTGCGAAAAGCGACAATAGACAAATTCCCTGAATATATCGACCCGCGCCTGCGTAATTACCGCTCACGCTATGGCGCTATCAGTAATAACTGAGGAATTTACCATGAGAGGACTTGCATACAATCCCGGCATTCTTCCGGCAGAAATGAT